CTCAAAGATTGAACAAACATAGAAGGACAGTCCACCTTAGTGAACTTTCCTCTTATAGGTCTTTCCGAGAGCTGGCAGCCATGGGCCTCCGTCCTCGAGTCTCACACATCGTCTAATTAGTTGACGATATGCTCGACAAGAGTACGTTGGTCCGTAACCAGTCACGGGTCGACTCGGCCCTCAATCGTTCACACGAAAGAGGCGGCGACAAGACCTGTTACTCTCCTCCTCTCCCTCCTTCCTATCTCAGTCGGAAACGCGGGAAGAAACTGTTGTCCACTGCTCATTCAGTTTGGCAGTCGTGCTTGGCCTCATTAGCCTCAGCACTGAAGGACACCAGAATCGACTTGTAATCCGCCCGAGGTAGGAACTCCTTACGCGGGTTAGCCCGTTCAGCACGGTGGTTGACTACCACTGTACTGCATCGCGGGCCGTCCTTTGCTGTTACAACAGTAAAGTCCGGCTTCACTGAGTTCCGCCTCAGTTGGTGCGAAGGCCGAAAGGCCCGAGTACCTTCTGAGTTCTGGGGGCCAATCAAAAGTCTCGTCTCGCAGTGCGATCGTCTGCAACTTCCTACGGCGGAAGATCCCTCCCATAAGGGGATGAATCTGTCGTTAGGAAGCAGCTCGGAAACCACCGCAAGGACCTTCTTACAAAGGTTGAGACTCCTGATTGGATCCTAGAGGCCGCGGTAGAGTTCGCTCATCATTGGAGCAAGCGCTACTTAAGCCCGGGAGACTTTAGGATTCGGAATCCGAAAGTCAAACTCAGTGCGTCTTTGGGAGCCTCACGAGCCAGTGGCGGTTATGCCGCTGAACTCGGTAAAACTCTCTTAGACCGCGATCCAGTGACCAATAGGTCGCTGATTGGGCTAACTCGTTCCTCTGTTTAAGACTCGCCGGAGCTCTAGGATGAGCTTGACAGGCGGCTCGGGGACCTCGAGCTTGGTCTACCGCTTGAGTTGTCACGTTATGTTTCAACTCTCGCTTTAGGTAACCAAGATCTTACCCCTGAGGCCGACGTCGCAGCTATCCAAGAACGCGGATGGAAGGCAAGGATAGTCACCAAGTCTCCAGCCGCACTGATCGCCCTTGGGCATCAGCTTCGGAAGAGCTTATTCAGAGGGCTTCACCGCTGTTCTTCTGTCAACCTTGTTCTCAAGGG